TACAATGGCAGTTGTACATTTCTTCCTTAATGATTGTGGGTGTAAAAAATAATGCTACATTTTTATGATGGACAGATAAGAAGATACATTACGCAGATAATCAGACTGTTAAGTAACTTCTCTTACAAGGACGGCAAGGATGCCTTGGTGCAAGTACCTGTTATGTATGGTGACATTACAAGACAGGTTGGACATATCATCAGAGATAATTCAGAAAACAAGATACCTTCTGCTCCACGTATAGGTGTGTTTGTAAACAATCTTGAAATGGACAGAACAAGAACAGCAGATGCTTCCTTCACAGGTAAAGTGCATATTAGAGAAAGAGAATTTGATGAAAATGGCAAGGAATATCTTAACACACAAGGAAAGAATTATACTGTTGAAAGAATGATGCCTACACCATATACACTTACAGCACAGGCAGATATATGGTCAACAAACACAGAACAAAAATTACAAATACTAGAACAAATATTGATGTTGTTCAATCCAAGTTTAGAAATACAAACCACAGACAACTATGTTGACTGGACAAGTTTGTCAGTTGTTAATTTAGAGTCAATGACTTTTAGTTCAAGAAGCATACCAGTTGGTACAGAATCAGACATAGACGTATGTACATTAAATTTTAGCACACCAATATACATATCACCTCCTGCAAAGGTCAAAAAGTTAGGAGTTATTACAAATGTTGTGATGAGTATATTTGATGAAAAACGTGGCACAGTTGATTTAAGTCAAACAATGCCAGAGCTACAAGCATATGACGATAGCTATGCAAACACAATGAAAGGTTCAGACAGTTCAACAGTTGGTAAAGAAGGCAGTGGAAGTGCAAGTAAATCAACTGCACACTTGGCAGTATCAACTGCAAGTGGTTACGATGCAATAGTAATGAACAACATAGTGCAACTTGGTAAGAATGGTATTGCAGGTGAAATTAATTGGCGTGAAGTTTTAGACTCTACTCCAGGTATGTACAGAGCTTCATTAAGTAAAATATTCTTAGATAGAGCTGGATTTACTGCTCCAGTAGTAGGAACTTTTGCTCTAAACAGTTTAGATGAAACACAAATTATTGTTAATTGGGACGAAGATACTATACCAACAAATACAGTTATAGTTGGTCCACAAGCAACAAAAGGCACTATTGATTACATCATAGATCCACTTAAGACAAATCCAACGGACATCAAAGGTGATGGTATAAGGGTATTGTTGTTAGGAGATATAGGAGATGCTTCAAATACTGATGGTGCTGATGCATGGAAAGGCACAGAAGGTGACTTGATTGCAAGTGAAAATGATATTGTTGAATGGGACGGAAACAACTGGCGTATAGTGTTTGATGCAAGTGGTAATGATGGACATGATTCAACAGCAGTAGAACCAGTATACACTACCAATTTAAAAACAGGTATCCAATATAAATGGGACGGTTTGTCATGGACATTGACGTTCGAAGGTGAGTATCGAAAAGGAACCTGGCGTCTAGTACTTTAAAATAAGTAATTACATGGATAAGATTATTTGTAGCGGAGGTCTATTCTATTCGCTTTCCACAAACAGGTTTTTGTTTTTACATAGAACACAAAGCAAACAACCAAATGTTTGGGGATTAGTGGGTGGAACTAATGAAACAGAAGAGATTCCGTACCAAGCATTATTAAGAGAAATTGAAGAAGAAATTGGTCAAACTCCTGACATAGTCAAATCTATTCCATTAGAAACTTTTGTAAGCAACGATGAAAAATTTAATTTTCATACATATCTTTGTGTTGTCAAGGAAGAATTTATTCCTAAATTAAATGGTGAACACAACGGATATGCTTGGGTATCTTTTGAAAATTGGCCGAAGCCATTACACCAAGGTTTAAGAAACACTTTACAAAACAAACAAAACCTGTTAAAATTACAAACTGTATTTCAATTAATTTCCTTAATGGAGAAATAATATGATTAAAGTATATGGCGACATTATGTTGGACCGATGGATTATCGGTACTGCTGAAAGGATGTCACCAGAAGCACCAGTGCCTGTGTTGTTAGAAGATCACCAAGAATACAGTATAGGTGGTGCAGGCAATCTTGCACTTAATATTTTTAGCCTTACAAAAGACGTTACACTTTACGGAGTAACAGGACAAGACAAAGAAGGATTTAAATTACTTGATTTAATTAATGAAACTGATTTAGATTGTGGACTTACAGGTGATTTAAATGTAACAACAACTAAAACAAGATTAATAGGGCAACAAGGACAACACATTGTACGTTGGGACAGAGAAGAAACTTACAAAGGTGATCAAGCATTTCATAGATTATTCAATCATGTAGAAAAAGGCGATATTATCTGCATAAGCGATTACAACAAAGGTGTAGTCAGAAGAGATACAGTTGGAAATCTATTAGACAAAGATGCAAAAATTTTAGTAGATCCAAAACAAGAAGCACATTTTTACCATGGTGCGTTTTTAGTCAAACCAAATATGAAAGAATATGAAAGTTGGTTTGGTAAATGGAACAAAGGCAATGCTCAAAAACAAATGCAGAGATTAGATTGGACATGGTTGGTAGTAACTGACGGAGCCAACGGAATGCACGTTTTGAATAGCAAAGGTGAATACAAACATTTTGTAGAACCGGTAAAAGAAGTTGCAGATGTAACTGGTGCAGGTGATACAGTAATGGCTGTGATTGCCCATTGTATAAACCAAGGAAATAATATTTTTGATGCTTGTAAATTGGCTTGTTATGCCGCGGCTAGAATAGTAGAAAAACGTGGTGTAGCTATAATACAACATGATGATTTGGAACGTAATATCGTATGGACTAATGGGGTGTTTGATATACTTCATACTGGCCATTTAAAGCTACTTAGACACGCACACACGCTGGGAAAACGCCTTGTGGTGGGCATTAATAGTGATTCTTCGGTCAAGCGTTTAAAAGGCGATTTAAGACCCATAAACGACCAGAACAAACGCAAAGCACAGCTACTAGAATTGGGTTTTGTTGATGACGTTGTGATATTTGAAGAAGACACACCATATGAAAAAATAAAGGAAATAAGACCTGATGTGATAGTAAAAGGCGGGGACTATACAGTTGACCAAGTAGTGGGAAATGATATTGCAAAAGTTGAAATATTTCCAACTGTGTCTGATTATTCAACAACCAAAATAATTGAAAGTTTAAAAACATGAGAGTATTAGTTACAGGACACAAAGGATTTATTGGACAAAATTTGTGTAGTTATTTGTTGCACAAAGGTCACCAAGTAGAAGGTTGGGAATGGTTAGAAAACAAAGTTCCAGATCCTCAAAATTATGATAGAATTGTGCATCTTGGAGCCATTAGTAGCACAACAGAACGTGATGTAGAAAAAGTATTGAAACAAAATTTAGAATTTAGCACAAGACTTTTACAACTTTGTAATCAGACAGGCACAACATTAATATATGCTTCAAGTGCCAGTGTGTATGGTAACATTCAATTAGACAAAGACATAAAAAAGATAAAAGAAAATGATCCGAAATACCCAATGAGCCCATATTCATGGAGCAAATATTTGTTTGACAAACTAATGTTAGAAGTACCTGAATACAACATTAACGTACAAGGTTTAAGATTGTTTAATGTTTACGGCCAAGGAGAACAACACAAAGGTGAACAACAAAGTGTGTTTGGTAAGTTTGAATTACAAGCAAAAAATTTAAAGAAAATTACATTGTTTGAAGGTAGTGAAAACATAATGCGTGACTTTATTTGGGTTGGTGACGTGTGTCAAATTATTGAAAAAATGTTTGATGTTGATGCAACAGATATATGGAATGTAGGCACAGGTGTTGCACCTAGCTTTTATGATATTGCTAAGATTTATGCTGACAAATACAACGCAGAAATACAATACATACCAATTCCACCACACATACAAGGACAGTATCAGTTCTTCACGTGTGCGGATAATAGTAAACTAACTAATAGTATAGGATCGTATAAATTTAAAACGGTGCAGGAGTATATAGATGCCAGCAAGACATAGTGGAAAAGTAGAAAAAGGTTGGGGTTATGAATTAATTTGGGCTACCAATGATTTATACTGTGGCAAAATTTTGGTTTTTGACAAAGCTGGTAAGAAAATGTCAATGCATTTTCACAAAGAAAAGCATGAAACTTGGTTTGTAAATCAAGGCAGATTTAAGTTAAGATATTTGGATACGCAAACAGCAACTCCAATGGAAGTTGAAATAAAGGCAGGAGACACATGGACTAATTTGCCATTAATGCCACATCAACTTGAAGCACTAGAAGACGGTAGTTCAATCACAGAGGTTAGTACACCTGATTCAATCGAGGACAATTATAGAATTGCTCCTGGTGACAGTCAAACACAGCGACAAGCAATTCCAGATACTACACCTGAGGGGTAGTAATGAAATACGAAAATATATTTCCAGTAGGAATATTAGTACACGATGTACCTAACAGCATAGCAGATGAAGTTGAAAAACTTGTAGTAGATCGCATTGATCAATTACAAAGACCAGATGACAATGCTCCCCATGCCACAGATTATTTTGAAAAAGACAAGATTATAGATCTAAGATACGATACACCTAATCTTTATTCTGAAATAGATATGTGTGTAAGGGATTATCAAAACAAAAATGCAATGAATAGAATACACGAAGGCTATTCATATAATTATTGGACACAAGATTACATAGAAGGTGACGTACATAGTGAACATCATCATAATGTAGGACAAATAAGTGGTGTCTATTATGTACGTGCAAACGAAAATGCAGGTGGTATTAGTTTTAGAAATCCTAATCCTTTCACAGAATACGGTCACACAATGAGAGATACAGCGCCTTACTCTTGGCAAGAATATGTTTATCAACCTATCAAGGGAAGAATTTTAATGTTTCCAAGTTACTTGAAACATCAAGTTTTGCCTAGTAAAAAAGATTGTGTAAGAACTGTTATTGCATTCAACGTAAGATAATTACGCCTGTGCTTCACCCCAACGTATAATGATGTTCGCATTTGTTTGAGCACCACTGGCTTTATAAACGTTAATTGCCAATACGTCTGGTCCATTCGGGAATGTACCTCTACCACCCAATGTTGTATTAGTTAATTCTTTCAAAGTACCTAACATCAAGGATGACTGTTCACCTGGTGTTGCAATAAATGAAAATACAGTTTCACCTGGAAGTGCGTAAGGTGGTTGTCCAAATAAGAACCCAACAGTACTTCCTGCTGTAATATTCTGCAACGAACTCTGTGTAAATGTAATTCTGTAATATTCTACTCCACCAAATGTTAATGGTCCTGACACACCAGAAACGTATGTTCCTCCTGGAAACTTGCTATCACTTACCTCAGTGCCTGATATTGCACCCGTTGCCTCCCAACTTGCTTTTGTAAAGTACAAGAAGTTTGTTTTTTCTAATGCACCAGTTGGGTTAATAGACATTGTAATAGTTTCACCTGAGCTAATTGTAGCTGTGTTTCTATTACTAAATCTTAATAGTGGTGGATTGTAGTAACTGTAAATTTGTGCAAGTGTTGTACCAGCTGGGAAGTCTGAATTTCCTGACTGAGCATTACTTGTTGCTGTAACTGTTATACCAGTTTGTAATCCTTCGTTGTTTGCATTGTTGAAAGATGCACTTGATACAAAGTGATAGTTTGTATTGTTTCTACTATAACTTGATGTTACATCTAATGTCATCTCTGCAACAGTTGTTGCATTTCTAATTACCTGTGTTGCACCCGTTGACCATGTTACCGATCCACCTGGTGCCACCTGTGCAAATGAAGGCTGACCACCAGCCGCCGCACCTGTTAACGGTGCCCAACCAACGTCACCTGGATCAAGTGGATAGTTTTGCGGATTAAGTATTCCTTCAACAACAATTCCTCCTGAAATTGGATTGTTACTTCCGTCAACACCATCTGATGTGATCTCAATACCTTCAAGTAACAACTGGGCTCTGTTTAACAATTCTCTTTCACCCAAGTCACCAACAATAGCATTTGATACACTTGGTGCTAATCTTAACATGAACACAGTATTTCTTGTTGAAGTAATAACGTTTCCTGTAGATGTATATGAAAAGATGTAACCTCTATCACTGTCAAATCCACCATCTGTTTGGAAAGCTGATCCCCAGTGTGATATAATAGGTGTAATAGTATTACTAATCAATATAACACCAGTACGTGCTGTGTGTGTTGCGGCAACACCTGCCGTATAAGTTCTTGTTGCTCCTGCGGCAAAGTTTGTTAATGGAGCACTTCTAGTACAACCTGTCAACGTATCTCCATTTATACCTGTGTACTGAATCATCTCGTTATCAATCATTACAGTACCACCGCTTGTTGGGAAGAACGAAGCATTTTCTAACGGTATAGTTGTTTGGCTATCTGTCATATCAGCACCTAATCTATCATTAGGTCCTTCGTTGGTAACCTCATAACGTACCGGCATATTACCTGTTCTCATAAATGCCTCTGTGTTTACGTTGGAGTTTCTCATTCTGTGATAGAAAATAAAGTTACCATCATCACCTCTGAGCATCCAATCGATAAATCCAGCTCCGTACCAACTGTATTGTATTCCTATCATCTGCATCTTAGATATATCCATAATATATCCTGATGATCCTGTACCGTCTAATACGTCACCGTTGAAATCAGCTTGTTTAGATTTTTTATCTGCAACCAAACATAACTTGGCACCACTTGCTGGTGTTACACCTCTAAAGTCTGGTGTTACGTTCATTGATGTTTGACTGTTTACCTGTGATACAACGTGTGTCATACCTTTGATAACAATTCTGTCACCTGCTTTAACTTGATCTCTAAATCTTGTTCCTATACCTGTTACTGCGTTACTATCAACACCAATTGAAATCACTCCTGATAATTGAAGTGTTGCAGTTCTTTGTACAGCATTAAAGTTAGAACCATCATACTCCATAAAGATACCATTTTGATCATCAAATGCACCTGAACGTACAGTTGCACCATGCCAGTATAACAATGATACTTGGGCTTTTGGACTTAATATTGGAGTAGTAGATCCTAAATCTGTTTGTGCAATTACCTTAAATTCTCTTTCACTTACAATAGCTGATACTGTATATTCACCATTATAACCTGGTGTTTCAATTCCTATTAATTTAATTTGTCCACCAACCTGTAATCCGTGGTCAACATCATCAGTTGTAACATTAATAAATGAACCAGTTGTAACTGCGTCTGCTGATACATTTAACAAGTCGTAACTTGGTGCAAACAAGGCACCAGTTGTATACATGATACCCTTACCTGATTGGTATCTAATATATTTTTTACTCTGTCTAATTGCTTGAGCACCGTGTTGTGGACCACCTGTACCTAACTGCACACCACCATCATATGGTCTGTGTACAAAGAATGAATCTGGTCTTGGATACAACACAGCATTAATGTCTCCAACTGCACTAATGGCTCCAGCCGCTCTACACTGATATCTTAATGATGTCACTGTTGGAACTTGTTGTGCAAAGAATGGACCTTCTAACAATGTATGATTGTTAGTACCATCATCTGTACTTACTGTTACCAAGAATGAATCGCCTGGTATTAAACCATGTGCTGTTGTAAATGTAACTTCAACTGTTGCCAATGCACTAAATTGTAAAGTATAATTTTGAGGAATTGCCGCAACCAAATTCTCTGTCATTGTTACTGTGGAATAAGTTTTTACAACTGTACCTGCTACCGCTGTACCTGTGCTTGTTACAGCAACTATACCACCGTCTGTTGCAACTTCTGTTATGTTTATGATAACATCATTGGTAACATCAGTACCACCTAATGCACTTCCAACAACTTTAATTTTATTTCCTACTTGATAGTTAATACCATCAACGGCAATCTGTGCTGTAGAATATGATCCACCATTTCTTGTAATATTAAACGTTGCTTGTTCACCTAAGTTGTCTAAGTTTTGTCCACCAATTGCTGTGTAACTTGCTGTTCCACCTGGTGCTGTACCTGTAGAACTAATGCCTGTTATTGCTCCTGAGGCATCAACAGAGGTAATACTTATTGTAACATCATTGGCTGGACTTGCTCCTCCTAATGTTGCACCTTGAATTCTAATTGATTGATCAACATAGTATCCTAAGCCTGGAGTATTAACTGTTACAGTATATGACCCTGCACTTAAACTTACATCAAATGTTGCTGTTGATCCAGTTTGATTAATTGCTTCTCCATCAAATTGGCTTAATTGTGTAATTGTTTTTGTGTCTAAGGCTGTTCCTGCTACTGTGACTCCAGTAACTTCACCAGTACCTGCGTCAACGGCAGATATTGTTATGGTTGCATTGTGGGTTACATCAATACCACCTAATGCACTTCCTAGTACAACAAATTCTTCACCTGTCAAATACCCTGTACCACCTGCAGATATTGTTGCCGAATAGGCAGTATCTAATCTTGTTACAAGGAATTCTGCACCTGCTCCACCAATTGTGTTTGATGTGTATGATGGATTAGTATAACTTTCTGTGGCATCTGGAGCAGTACCAGTAACACTAATTGTATTAATACGTCCTGTACCACTTACTGCATCAACTTTTACGAGAGCATCGTTGGCTGGACTTGCTCCACCTAATGAAGTTCCTAATATTTTTAATCTGTCACCTGCGGCATATCCTGAAGTTGCATCTGCGGCCGTACCTGATGAACTAAATGATGTAATTGCACCAGTTGATGCATTTATTCCTGTGACAGTTATTGTTAAATCGTTTGCTGGTGTTGTACCACCTAAGTTGTTACCTGCAATAACAATAGTATTTCCGTTGGCGTAATTTTGTCCTGGTTCATTTCCTTGTGTTACTGTGTAACTATTATTGTAATTTACAGTTACGTTAAATGTTGCCGCCGCACCTACAAGATTTTGTCCTGAAGTAATGTTTGAGTAATCTCTTGAGTTTACTGCTGTACCTGTAATACTAATTGTTGTAATAACACCCGAACCGTCAACTGCATCAATTGTTACAGTTGCATCATTGGCAGGACTTTGTCCACCTAAATTTGTTCCTGCAATTACTAAAGTTTCTGATGCACTATATCCTGAACCTGGATTTACCAGTGTTACACCGTAAGTTGATCCTGTAAAGTTTACGTTTACAGATGCATTTGTTCCAATACCACCATATGAGTATGCTGGTTCTGTAAACTGATTTGATGCATCTGGTCCTGTACCTGCAGATGTAAATGATGTAATACCACCTGATCCGTCAACACCTGTAATTGAAATAGTTAAATCATTTGTTGCATCACCACCAAATTCTGTACCATTAATTTTAATTGCATCACCAACCACGTAACCTGCATCAGTGGCACCTGAGTTTTCTGTTACAGTATAGTTGTTACTTGCTAAGGTAATATCCCAAGCGGCACCAGTACCTGTACCACCTTGTGTTACACCAGTACCATTGTTTGCATAAGTTGGTTGTGCTAAACTTACTGAAAACGCATTGTTTGTATACGTAAGATCGAATATTGCACCTAAACCTTGACCGTTTAGATTATCACCTGCCACGTTTGCATAACTTCCTGTTCCGTCAAAAGCTGTACCAGCCACTGTAAATGTTACAACAGATCCACTTGAATCAGTTGAGTCTACAGTAATTCTACAATCATTTGTTGTTGCTTGTCCACCTAGTAAGTTACCAAGTACAATAATAACATCACCAACTGCATAGTTGTTACCACCCAAGCCGTTTAACACCGCAGTATAACTACCGCCTGCTCTGTCAATGTCAAATGTTGCACCGTTACCTTGTGGTACAACGTTAACACCTGCAACGCCTGTGTAGTTAACATTGTTTCCAACAATGTCTGTTGTTGTGTTACCGTCTAAATTTACATTATTTCCAACAATGCTTGAAACGTGTACAGCATTACCGTCACCTCTATCAATAGCTTGTCCTACTAAAATTCCTGTTACATCACTTACTGGTATTTGATTAACCCCACTTGTTAAATCACTAGCGACTGAAAGTGTTGCAATTTCACCACCACCGCCTGTGACAACCGATACCTGAGCACCTGAGGCAATTCCTGTTCCTGCATTTACAGTTGCAACTAAGAATGTTAAGTCAGGAGCACCACCTCCGCCTAATGCATTGTCAGGTACTGTGATAGTGTCACCAACCTGGTTGTTTCTACCACCTTTGAAATTACTTGCCGTTGCGGCTCCTGAGCCATCAACAACCACTGTAAACGAACCAACAATTAATTCTGCAACAACACTTGAAGAGTTTGCATTTGTAACTGTATAAGTTCCTGGTGTTCTTGATGCGTTTGCCGCCGAATAAGTATTGACCGTTGCAATTTGTCCTGAAACATTTTGCATCGGAGCACCAATTTCTGGTGTGTTACCTATCCATGTAACTTTATCACTGCCGTTCAAAGCACCTAATGGGTTTGTAAATACACCTGCTGTACCTTGAGAAAGTATTGTAAATGTTGGAGTACCAATTGCCGCTCCTGTGTAAAATCCACCTTCTCTTAACTGTGTGTAGTAAGTTGAAAGTATTTGATTGTTACTTGTACCAACTTTAGATTTTGCAAAATATGTAAAAGTATTATTTGTAGGAACAGTTGATACAATAAATGATCCTTCTGCTCTACTTGCCCCTTGCACACTATTTTCTAATGCTTTGATTGTTATAGGTGTTCCTGTTTCAATACCATGAGCACCAACTGTTGTTACTGTGATTAAACTTTGACCAACTCCACCTGTACCAGTTGAAGCATCTGTTTTAACACTTGCAACTTCTTTATCAGTACCTGGTACCTCATAGATACTTGGATATCCTCTTTGCATAGCAATGGCTTGCCATTTTGTTGGCTGTAATCCATATTCAAAGTCAGCGTCAAGCATCGATATGGAGTTACTAACTCTCATACGTTCAATTGCATCAGTACCAAAGTCAAATGGTCTTACTCTCATTTCACCTTGATCAATGAAAATTTGTATATCATCAGTAGTGTGATATAAAGGTATTCTTTCTACTGTTGGTAAAGCATCAAGTCCGTTTGTGATAACGTCTGTTACAATTTTATAAGTTTGTGTTACTCTTGTGTCAACACCGTTTTCAGGTAAAGATAAAATAGTATTTTGTGTTACTGCACCGCCACCTGTTTGCAAAGTTGTCCATAAAGTATTTTTTAAAACATAATTGTTTATTAAATCTTTTAACCAATTTCTAATAGTTACTTCAGGAGTTCTTGTTCCTGTAATCATCGGAGTAGTTTGTACCCAATATGTTTTTACTTGATCATAAATGTAACCATTACCGCCATATTGTATATCGTTGACCATTGCAGTAATTTCTTGACCAATGTCTCTCTCCATTGCAACACTATTGTATGAATAACCATCAAATGTTGATCCTGCTGTTGCTGTTGATACAGCATTCGCCACATAGGCAAGTGTTTCTTTTTGTAAGAAACTTTTGTTTGCATTTAATACTGCAACTGCCTTAGGTGAATAACTTGGATTATCTGTAGACTTGTTTAAAAATACAGTTGTAACCGTTCCTGTTTTTTCTAAAAACTTTGGAAAGTCTTCTTCAACACCTTTTGTTAATAAAGTTGTGTCGTCTGTTTGGAAACTAGTACTTGCACCAAGTTCTGGATCACTAAAATTAAATAAAACTTCATTGTTAGTTGTGTCTGTGATCAACAATAAATCGTTTGTTGGTACACGAGTCTGCATCTTCACACTAGAAATTTGTGATCTTTGAAGTGCAGGTACGTTGTCTAAACCGTTTTGTATTACGTCTGTAATGATAAAGAATAAATCAGTTACCCTTGTATCTGCTCCTGACTCATATGCAATACCACTGTTTTTGTATTGTGTTGTTACAACAGGACTTTGTAAACTTGTATATGTTAACTGTGGTAAAAGATAATTATTAATTAAACTTACAACAAAGTTTTTTGCCGCAATTTCAGTTTCTCTTGTACCATCAAGCTGTGGTGTTGAATTGATCCAATACTTACTTGCAAGAAATCTTGCTTGGGCGTTTCCGCCATATCTCATGTCAAATATTATACCACCGTTGCCGTCAGTTCCTTCTAAATTATAACCTGTGTCTCTTTCACACTTGGGTGAATTGTATGTGTAGTTGTACCAGATGCTTGTAGGATCACTGCCATTTGCAGTAACCTGTGAAGCAATCCAAGCCACAGTTTCATCTTTAATAAATTCTATATTGTTTTTGATCAGTTCATATGCGTTGGGAAACCTATTACCCGAAAGTGGAATTCCTGGTTGAAATATAAACGTTTCTACTTTTTGTTTAGCCATATCCTATGTTCCCAATGCTATTGCTAATGCAGTTGCTCTACTGTCCACGTATCTTTTATTTGCTACGTTTGTTTTAACTGTAGGTGTTGCCTGCACTTTTGCACTAGTAAATTCAGCAGTAGTTGGTGTTGTATCTCCAATTACTGTATTATTTATCGTACCTGCGGTAGCTGTTAGATTGTTTGTTGACACTGATCCCGGTGTTGATACACCAATATTCATGTTGTCTATGGTGCCGCCCGCCGCTGGATTAACCAATAAAGTACCAGCACTTCCGGTTGGAGCAATTCTAATATCAGCATTGATGCCAGAAAGTGTTACATTGTCTAATGCTGTTAATCTTTGTGCAGTGATATCCATGTTGCTAATTGTACCACCATTAGATGGATTAATAACAACCGTACCCGAACTGCCTGTTGGTGACAATGTAATCACAGCATTTTCACCTTGTGCTGTGATATTGCCTGTTGTTAATATGCTGGAGAAACTTCCTACACCAGTGATTGTTGGATCAATGATGTTGAGTGTTCCTATTGGATTAAAATCTCCATCAGCATAGTACAAAATATTTGGTGCATTTGTTGGTACTGTGAAAGTTACCTTGCCTTCAAATAATCCTTGTGCTTCTGAACCTTCTTTTTTAGTAGTCCCGTCTGTAGCTAAATGTGTTACACCACTGTTATAATTTGTGTAAGATGATCCGTCTGATGTAACAATGTTAAAAGTTAGATTACCAAGTGTTTGTCCTGCTTGGTTTGTGCTTCTTAATTTTAAGTTGAATACGTATGCACTACCTCTGATCAATTCAACGGCAGGATTTTGTGCCAACGTTTGACCGTCTTCTTGAAATTGTCCATCAAAAGTAAAACTACCACCTGCATCTCTTACAAGATAATCTCCTGATACATCAACAGCTTCTTCAGTTACGGTATACGTTACACTTTTAAGTGTTACATTACCTTCAGCGTCTACTGTGAATCCAGGTGATTTAAATCCATGTTGTGCTTCAAAAGGTGATTTTACAACAGCCATTACAGTCCTCCATACATATTTATCTGCATCTAACTCACCACAATTAATCCATGCATTGAGCTATGGAATTGACAGTTGTAATGATACGTTCCTGTTGCGGCAGGAGTCCAAGTAATTGCACCACTTACAGCACCTTGACCACTTGCTGTTGGATTTGTAACCTGGAAAGATGTACCAGTACTGTTGGTTGTTTTTAAATACACTGGATGGCCTGGTGCACTGACATTGATAGTTAAATTATCATTTGTTTGTAAATTGATCGTTGCGTTGTTTCCGCTTACAGCACCATTTCTATCTGTACCTGACAATGAATAAGCACCAGCACCCACGTTCACCATTGTGATGGTGTAGTTGTTGCCTGGAGTTATGCTGGTATCATTGATGGTTACACCCACAGTGGCTTCACCATTGTCCAAAGCGAGTGAGAATGTTTCTGTGCCTTCAGTGGTTGCATCTGCTGTAACATTAAACACTCTTGACTCTTGTGAACCAACAATAAAGTCTCCTGTAAGTGCAGTACCGCCTATGTCAGCAGTTTGTACACCACTGATTGTGTATGGAATGCTTGTACCATTGGCAACGTTTGTTGTTGTGAGTGTGATTGTAAACGTACCGCCTTCATTGACTGTTGATGCTGAACGTGTTAGTGCGTAACTTTCCACAGCCGCCGCTTGTGATGTATCATTTACAGTTACCTGTACCTGTGCTTCACCGTTGTCCAGTGCAAGATTGAAAGTTTCCTGTCCTTCTGTTGTGACATCACTGGCCAATGTGAAGTCAAAAAATTCTGTTGTGCCTATCACGAACGTGCCAGTCAAATCACCTGCTGTTAAATCACTGGCATCAACGCCTGTAACTGTGTAATTTAATTGTGTGCCTGCAGAAACGTTTGTGGTTGCAAGTGTGACTCTAAATGTGTCACCTTCATCAGCACTTGTAACACTACTGGTCAATTGATAAGTTATTGCAGGAGTTTGTGAAGTGTCATTGATTGTGACAGAGGCACTGGTTGTTTTGCCGTCCAATGTCATTGTAAAAGTTTCTGTACCCTCTGATGAAAGATCTGCTGACACCGGATATGTAAATGTTTCAGTTGTGCCTACTATAAAGTTTCCTGTTAGATTAGCACCACCAATATCTGCACTCTGAACACCAGTGATTGTGAAAGGTACCACCGTGCCTGCATTAACATTTGTTGTGATCAATGTGATGTTGAAAGATCCTCCTTCGTTTACACTTGAAGTTGAACGTGACAATGTGTATGTTGGAGTGTATGCACTTGAACTTGATCCAGCAATAACTGGTCCTGGTTCGTTCAATGTTGCATAATAGTTTGCACTATGTATGATTTTTGCACCAACTATGGTTGTAGAATCTTCTTGAATTCTTGGATAAGCCATCAGCTTAAAGTATGCGTCAGTAACTTCAACTTCTAGCTGTAATAAATCGTCTCCTAGATTACTACGGCCATAAATCACTATGTTTGCTGTGCTTGTACTTGCTGTACATAGGCATTTTATTATCTCTTTACGTGCTGAATTTACATCACAAGCAATGGTGTATTCAACACCAAAATAAGAGCCAACATACCAACGATCGATTTCAGTACCCGCTTCCACAAGTGTAGCTGATGGTCCTGCATATGATAGATTAGCACCATCTCTGAATTCTACTGTGTTATTTTGTCCTCTTCTTAAGAACTTTGTGATATCAAAAGCCATTAATAATCCTCTTTAGTATATTTACCTAATTAACAGAGGTCACTGCTCAAAATCGTTTTACCGCTTTTTACCGCTTCGCGGTCCTAAAATTGCTTTTTACCGCTCCGCGGATTCCCGCATAACACCCAAGTACCACATATCTAACGGATACTGTTTGCTAGTGAAATCGTGTGTGATTTTTAAGTTATTTTTTTCAATCATAGGCCTAAAAATATCAGGATTTGAACCCCATACGTTTTCAGCTAAAACTATTACACCATCTTGTGTCAAATATTCACCTACATTGTTAAAAAAATCTTGGTGTATTTTCCAATCTTTGTCTTTATATTTTCTTGGATCGTCATAATGTGCAACATAAGGATCCATATTGAAATGTGGAGGATTTGCAACTATCAAATCAAACTTTTGTTTAGGAATATTTTTGAAATTATCGCTTAAAACAAAACTTGCCTGCTCGTCTAATTGGTTATCAAGTATTGTATGTAACACAGGTTTTTGATTTGGCTCGTAAATATCTGATAAAGTTATCTTTTCTGTTGTTTGTGTAAACAATAAACCAAATCCCCAGAAGCCAGGACCACTGCACCACTCTAAAGCATTACTAAAGTTTCTATTTCCTGAGATGAATTGTGTGGCATCTAGAAAATCATCAATCATTGTGTTGCCACAACCATCTATATCATCGGTCCAGTAAATTTTTCTATCGAAGTATTGTGTGTGTTTATCCGGCATTTTTCAATGTAACAAGTTTTTTGTATTCAGGTAGATATAGATACTCAATTTGACTGTTGGCTAAAGTGCGAACTGCATCATCTAAAGTTTCTACTAAAGGTTCTCCACCTAAATTAAAACTTGTATTGAAAATAATCGGTAATCCAGTAGCGTCTTTCCACGCCTTGATCAATTTATAGTAGTTTGGATTTTGTTTTTCACTAACTGTTTGTATTCTACAAGTTCCGTCAACGTGTATGATACTAGGAATCTTTTCTGCAACACCTTCTTGACAGTTTACAGCATACATCATTGTTGGTGAAGACTTCATACCACGTAGATCAAACCATTCAAGTGCATCTTCTTCAAGTATACTTCCTGCAAAAGGCCTAAAATATTCTCTGCGTTTGATTATATTAACATGGTCTTTGCCATTTGGATCACTTGGGTCATACATTATTGTTCTATTACCCAATGCACGTGGTCCATTTTCTGAACGTCCTTGCCAAATGGTACAAATTTTTCTATCTTTGAGTATGCCAACAACTTTTTCGTCATCTGCATCTTCCCATGTTGCATTGTATTTGTTTACTATGTCCTCAATTTCATTCAATGAATGATCATATGCAGGACCTTCATACAAAGTATCCTGTTGTGTTTGTCTTGTTATGTCCTTTGTAAGTTTTCTGTGCATCAACATGGCCGCACCCATGGCCGTTCCTGCATCATTTGACACAGGTTCAACATATATTTCAATGTCAGTGTCTTTAAGTTCTTCTAAATAATGATAATTTGCAACACAGTTAAGTCCATAACCACCACTTATCACTACTTTGTTTTTTCCTGTAATTTCTGCGGCACGTTTTATAAGTTTTGCAACTTGGCTTTGTGTTTCTGTCTGAATTGCGTAAGCCATATCACGTCTATTTTCTAATTTACTTACATCTTCATTATCGTGTGTTTGTAAATAGTCAAAGAAATTGTAATTTACGTGAGCACCATTAGGGTATGTTGGTACAATTACCTGTCTATCAGGTATTGGCCATAAAGTATCTTCTCTAAATATAGGCGGAACACTAATATTCTTATCTCCATAAGGAAAAAGTCCCATAGTTTTTCCTGCTTCTATAAAACTAAAGCCACAGTATTCTGTTACAGCTTCATATGCCTTTACAATTCCTGCATTTTCAGTCAAAAGTACATCATGTGTTTCGCTTGTAGGTTCATCATACATTTCACTTGACATATTTTTAAGATATTGTGTTGTCAAAGGTCCATTAGTACCTAAGTGTTTGTATTTTGTAGTAAAAGTATCAGGATAATTGCAATCAAAAATTGTTTCTGTTTCCCAAACAGTCATAGGTTGTTGATTTGTTTGTAAATCTATGAAAGTTCCTGCACCATCTACTATCAATGCCGCCGCTGTATCAAATCCTGACCTATAAAAGGCACAGGCGGCGTGTAGTTTGTGATGTATATGACTCATATCAACCACTTGTGGGTGACTTGTACCGTCATATGGCTTTCTACTTATTAAGCCTAGCTTTCTTGCAAGTCCAGTATAAACATCATCACCACTAAAATCAACTTTTCCTGCTGTTGCTTCTAAGTTTTGTGTATGTGCAACCACTAACCAATCAAGTGTGTCAGTATATTCTAAAATTTTCAACATACTGGCGTATGGACCACCGTCATACTTTTGCCTTGTTAGTCTTTCTTCTTCAATAGCAAAAATTATTTCTCCATCTTTCAACAAACACACCCCTGCGTTGTGTCCTCTGGCTATTCCTGCTATCCATACTGGTTTCTTTTTCATTTAAAATCCTCTGTAAGTTCTGTCCCACTGAACATTTTGCGAAATTTTTGCAATAGTTTCTTTGTAGTCATCACTTTTTAAGTAGTTAACTTTATCTATCAAATTTTCTTGGTCTAAACTTGGAATCTGATTGTGGTCTTTTACCCAACTAAGATGTTGATCTGGACTAGGATGTAATTCTAACCATTTATTACCATCTTCATCAGTAAACCACCAACTATCACTTGGTCTATTCCAAGCATGAAGTCCTAATGAACAAAGCCAATGCTTACCTTTGAGTACGTGTCGGTATTCTTCTAAATTAAATTCTACAAATGCATCTGCAAGTTCAGGAGTGTTTCTTAAATTTTCACCATGTCCTTTTTGGTGTGGAATATCTGTACCTAATGTTTTTAAATCGCTTATACTTGTGAAATAAAACTCACAACCTATTGATTCTAACAAACCTTTTGTCAATTCTATGTGATGTAACGTGTGCAAGAAGAATGCTTTTTCATCATAGAAGTTATTAATCCACTTTTTATCAAATATTTCTTCATTTTGGTAGCTAAACACACTACCTTTTGTCTGCCAAGGTTCTTTTTTATTAAATTTTAAGTAGTCATGGCGTAAATGGCTTGTCCATTGTACCATAACTTGATCATCTTTTGTGATTTTATTTTTTATATGACATTCTGCAACACGTTCGGCTATACCTCTGTTGCCTAAACCAGCGTGACCCCAGTTTTCAAAGTGTTCAACTTCTAAGCCAAGTAGGTCTGCCCAAGTAGGCCAGTTCCATGAAGTATACGAACAACCGAATGTGTACAGTCTTCGCATTAATCTTCCTTGTACTTATGGCCTATTCTTTCTTTACCGTTCAAGCCGTTAGATACGCTTTCTACGATAATGTCTTCTACTTTATCATTCATAGCCATGATACCATCGTTAACTCTATCTGAATATTCATCGTGTGTCACTCTAATTGGGGAATAAACTCTAGCACCTTCACCCATATCAAGTATATCAAAGTTTTCATCGTCGGGATAAGACACATTTATAGGATATGTTGATCCTATTACGACTGTACATTTCTTATCTAATGCGTGAACCATGTGTTGTCCTGAACTATCACAACCTAAGAAGTAATCTGCACTTGCAATAATACCACACCAATGCCTTAAACTTGCTCCCATTGGACTTGCAACAGGATCTTTAATGCCATGCTTTGAAAAATCAATGCCAAACTCTGCCATATGTATTACGCCAAACTTTTTAGATAACTTTTTAACAAGAGCAACGGCATTTTCAGCCTCAAAACTTCTACCACTATAATCAGATATCATACTATTTTCATGATGTACTGTTCTACCAAATGGTTGAAACACTAATACCTTATCTTTTTTTGTTTTTTCCTTGACTTCATCAACTAATTTTTTGCCAAACATCATTTCTTCTCTGCTTAATCTGATTCTTGGTCTTGGTAATTCTCTTAATCCTTTGTTGTTGATTGCAATATCATATGCCTGTGCAATACTACACTTTTGATTGTAGTATTCAAACACTCTATAAGGTTCTGGTGTAAGTAAGTTTCTATCTTTTAGCTTATCCTCAAATAAGCCTTTGTGCCAATGATCATATGCACGTTTGAAAAGTGTTGGATGTCCTTTGTAAAAGTCTGTGCCGCCTTCACATACTATAACAAAATCATCATCAGGATTCTCTTTTTCAAATAATTCTAATGCAGGAATTGATGCAATAAGTCTACCGGCGCCGCCATTAACAAATATGGCTGAGTTTCTTTTATCTTTTGACATTTATTATCCTTTAATTTGCGTAATTCGTGTGCATACTGCACTACACAATTATTTAAAGAATAATGTATTAGGAAGTTTGTTTTCTGGCAGTAATAGTACCAATGACTCTGCTGTTTCCTTTAGCATCTGTAGGTGCTTTAGGTAGCCCATCATCAATACCATCGTCAAATGATGTGTCATTTGTGCTTAAATTTAAGCGACTTAAATCATCTGCAGAATAATTACCACCCATTTCCGGTGGAATAAAGTGACAAGTTGCTGGGTGATATGTGTGTTCCATTAACCAACCATCTGATGGATCGTCTCTGTTTGCTATTTTTGTACCATCTGGCACATTGTCACCAAGTGTTGAGTCAGCACTCATACCGTCTACAACTGCACCATAACGTCCAGTTGCTCCAGGGAATTGATCATTTTCACCCCAAATACCTGGTTGTAATGCTTTTGGTGATTGTGGAATTCTTACTTTCCAAGGATCAATACGCACAGCTTTTTCTAAAGTAAATTTTGCTCCGCTACCTGATCCTGAATAATTTGTTGCTGGTTCGTCAATAGTTTTTGCTTCTTTAATATGACGAGCATTAAAGGCGTTACGTGTTCTAACACCTGTGATAGCACCGTCACCGTCGACGCTTGTAATAATAATTGTAATATCTAAGTTGTCTGATTCATTTGGATTCATTGGACTTGTTGTATCTAATGATCCATCTTCAAAATCAAACCCTGGTCTTTTACCCATCGGTGCACATAAATCATCAAGTGTACCTATTTGTGCATCTGAAAAACCTAATGCCGTTGCTGGTACTGTTATTTTTTCATCTTTGCTGTAACCTGTGCCTGCCGCTTTGATTGTAACTTTCCATGCCGCACCATATGTTTCTGGTAAATCTCTTAATTCTTTTCTAAAATCTGTCCACTTTTTAGCAAGTTCTGTAGGCATATCATCTGCTACGTGTGAGTCTGACCATGAAAGTTGTGACCAACGTGTTTTCTTAATGTCATCATAATTTACGTGTGGCTTTAAGAAAGGATATGGTGTGTTCCATTCTTTTTTCACTGGATCATAAGTAATTTCATCTCTGTCATATGTATGATCTGGTGTAGGAACTTTTGGTTCAATGTGTTTGAAATAGTTACCTTTGATATCTTTTTGTGGTAATGTTTCAGTTACGTTTTCTCTTCCTTCTAAGAATAGTGTGTCTTGGTGTACTTCCATAAGTTCACATAACAATGGATTCTCTTTACAGTCAACTAATACCATGTACTCACTTGCTGATGGCACAAAATCGTCTTCAATTTCATAAGAATATCTTATTTCACCTGAACGTTTGTTGTCTGCTTTTCTCATAAACACCCACATTTTTTCTGGGCCTTTATAAGTCCATGTACCTACTTTACCTTCTTTGGTAGTTTGATACAAGTATGCATCAGGCATATCATAAGAAAATTGAACTTCAATTTCGTTTTTTCTGTTTACTGCGTCTAATCCGTGTCCCATATCTATATCCTAGTAGTATACCACATATACAGCACCTTCGGCACCTGGTGATCCACAACAACATCCACCTCCATAAGCAGATCCGTGTACTCCACCTCCACCTGGCCATGATCCAAATTGATCACCTCCACGTGTACAACAACCGTTTGGTCCTATTCTTGGTCCTGATTGTGCCATTGGCGCAACCGGTGTAAATTGTAATCCTCTATCTCCACAATGCTGTGATCTTTGTGAGGATCCTGTGTAACTTGCTATTCCAAAGTCAACGTTGTTTGGTTGAATTTGACAGTTGTAACAACTCATACAACAACCGTAACAACCAAAGTATCCATGACAGTGAGTACAGTTACTACAATACCCACCACAAGCAACTGCACAGAAACATGAGCCACCTGTTGGTGTTCCCATTACAAAACTATTGTGTCCTGCATAGTTGTTACCTGCGTATAAACAACATCCTGATCTACCTGCACAAATAGTAAACTGGTCACCACTTGTTACGTTTGTAGATTTAATTGCGTATCCACCTGAGTCAGCTGGCATACCTTGCATACAGCAACAGCCACCTGTTCCTGAAGCACCACCGCCCCACATTTCAAATACAACAAAAGTTGCTCCGTTTGGAACTGTAAATAAACAACATTTACCTCCGTTATTATTGCAACAGAATCTTGATGCTGGTGGAACGCCTCTTGCCTGAGCCGGCCACGCTTCGTTATGGTCTCTGTTCCAAGCATAACTTACTGTAAATGCCTGAGGAGCCTTAACACCTGTATCATAACCTGGTACAAAAGATCTTAAACTTGACATCTATACTCCTCCTTAACCTATATCGGATTGATAGTAAACTACTACTAATCCGCCTGCACCTGGACCACCGCAGTAACAAGTACCGTTGTGTGTGTGAAGTGTACCACCACCTCCACCTGGGAAGTCAGCTGGTCCATCTGCTTCACGTCCATGCGTTTTATAACAATTATCTCTAGTCATTCTAGCACCTTGACCACCGTATGGTGCTGACGTCATATTCTCCCATGATGAACTTGAACACATTGATGTTCCTGCTCCACCACCGTTGAAACCACAAATACTAAAATCTGCTCCTTTTACACAACCACATACATAGTTAGGACATCCACAATGTCCGCCCCATGCAGTTCCAAATCCGCAAGTAGCACAACCGTATCCACCACCTGATGAACATAAACAGAAGTAAGTTCCGTCACAACATCCATTTGATGAACAAGCATAACTACCGCAACCTGGACAGCCCATTACTGGACGACAGCAACCTCTTGCTCCCGCACATAAAGTAAAGCCTGCGCCTGGTGTAATTTCTGCAATTTTTCTTCCATAGGAACCTGATCCGCCTGGGAAGCCTGCCATACAACAACAACCTCCACCGCCGTCTCCGCCTGCACCCCATGTTTCAAATGCCGCCCATTTAACATCTGAGCTGGCAGTCCATAAACAACAACATCCTGGGTTACTGTTACGTGTAGTATCCATGCTTGTATGATATACATAGATAGAACGCAAGTTCAAAGCAGTTTCACCGCCTCCTAATTGTAACAAAGTTCTTAATGCAGACATCTATATCTCCCTATTAACCTATTCCTACCCCGTCATCTGCAGGTGGTTCAGCGTATCCACCAGTCACTGGTTCTTCTGGAAACTTAACCATGTGTGCTGGAAATTCGTCTGCTTCACCTTTTTTATAAGTGACAGGTAAATCTCTTAATTTTTGTCTAAACTCAATCCATGGATTCTTGATCGCATCCGGTGAATCACTTGCTACTTTTGAATCAGTAGTATCTAATCTATCATTTCTTAACTGTGTGATAGTTTCCCAAGTCATCCAAGGTTGTTTCCAAGTCAAAGTCCAATTTCCTGATGCTTCATCATGAGTTGATAATGTTCTCTCATATGCGTGATCTGGATATGGTGGCCAAGGATAAGAATACTTACCATAACCTGTTGGTAATTCTACGTCTTGATCTGTTTGAGTTAGTGTTATTGTGTGTGGTAAAAATATTGCACACATTAAGGTATCAGCACCTTCACAATCCAAAATTACAACACGTTCCCCGTCCGGTGCTGTATCTGTACTTGGATTGTAATGAAAATCTTCATCTGGTGGTGTTTGTGCTTCTGTATTTCTACCAGTAGCTTCGTCTACGAACACATACAGTTTATCTGGACCTGTATACGTTGCAGTAGCAGTATCTCCCTTTGAATTTGTTTGAGACAAATAATCATCGGGGATATCATATGTAAATTGCTTTGTTATTTCTGTAGCCATTTTATGTCTCTTCCTTTGTATTTAGTTTCCTTAAGAGTATGATACTTTTACCATTCCACCTGAGCCCCAGTGTCCCCAACAGCATCCGCCTCCACAGCCTGTACCGTTGTATCCACCGTCTCCTGGATATGGTTGAGCACAACCCCATCCACAACCTGAACACGTCATTGGCTTACCGCAGTAATCCTTGCCGTGTCTTGTCATTCCACCTTTCGGTGGTCCACTTACATAATCCCACATTTGGTTGTGACAATAGTGAGTATGAAAAGTAGAATTTCGTGAGTGTCCTAATCTGAAGTCACCTTGTGTTCCGCCTGAAATACAAGAACATCCGTAACAACAGTTATAGGCATAGTGAGCATGACAGTTTGTTCTTCCTGTACATCCTCCCCTTGCACACGTTGTTGCGATACTTGATCCTGTCACGTATGACGTTGAACCATCGTATCCCAAACAATCTCTTTCGCAACAGTTTCCGTTACCTGCCGCACAAATTGTATATTGGCAACCTGCCTGTGTGTTCACACTTCTAATTGCATAAGAACCGCCTCCTGCATTTTGTGAACTCCACATACAGCAACAGCCGCCGGCTCCTGCCGCGCCTGCTCCCCATAATTCAAAAGTTACATTCTTGATGTCTGTTGGCACAGTCCATAGACAACAGCACCCACCATTGTTAATACCTCTATTGTTATTGTAAACATAGAAATATCTAGTAGGTATAGAAGCGCCTTCTACTGTGTCGGCCATCAATGTTCTTAATCTTGCCATGTAACCTTCTCCTCTATAATATTACGTACCTGAAATTATCCAACCGTAAGTTGGTCCAGTGTATATAAAAGTAACAGCGATGTTATTAATATCTAATACCAAATCCTCACTTAAATTCTGAATTTTTGCTCCGTTCCTTGCAATAGTAACATTATTTGTATTAAAGTTACCAGTTACATCAACGACTTGAATAACATCGTTTACTAACAAACTTGTTGAAAGTGGGAAAGTCACCGTAAATGCTCCCCCCGATGAATTAGCAAGAATTCTATCATTAACTGTGGCGGTGAAGGTAGTTGATACATTTCTTATAACACTACTTGCAGTTCCAGTTGTTGATATATATCTTCCCATTTTATCTTCCTTTTATGTATTTATCTTTTAGCCCGTAGAGGTCTCAATACCTAACGCAACGGCGCTTACATTTTCGGCGGATGAATAAACTACCAGAATTTGCCCTGCCGCCATTGCAATTCCTGATCTTTCTAATACCCCTTTGGGTAAAAGTTCTACATCGTACTCGATGTATTCGCTATTTTGCGGTGTTCCCGCACTTGCGACCGCAACTCTTATTGACACAGCACTATTCCCTCTATTGCAGACAGATAGCGTCACGATCCCGAAGGTGTTAGCTGGTACTGTGTACAGAGAAGTATTAGTAGCCGCTGTCAAGTCTGCGTGTCCTAGTCTTCCTGTGGCCATTTAGTTTCTCCTTTTTAACTCAATAAAAATTGTTGCATCGCTACTGGTGATCCACTTATACCACCAGTAAAGTTCATTGTTGCAGTTATATTTATCGGAACATTCGTTGTTGTAGTAATCGTATTGCCCGAAATATGTACTACCCCTGCTGTTACAGTATTTACGTTCAATTCTGAAGCACCACCACCAATTTGGGACGTAATAAATGTCTTAATTGCTTTTTGTGTTGGCACAATACTATCAGAGTTTGCCGCAAAAGTACCGTCTGTACTAAACTCGTTAACTGTTGCTCCTGTTCCACCAAGTGCAACACTTCCAAGTTGTAGTTCTTGTAACCCTGTGATGCTAAATGCATCTGCGTTCAATGTAGCAACACCTGTTGCCTGTTCAACGTTGAACAATCCACCAACTCTAAAGTTACCATCTTGGTCAGTTGATGTAAAGAACACTCTTCCACCTCCACCAGTTACTGTTTCATCATTTGGATCAGCTGGTGTATTAGGTGTTCCTGGGTAATTTGTAGATGTAAATCCACCAGTACCAACGTCTAGGAAGTCATGACCAGTCAATCTAACCTGTGAATATCTTATTCTCATCTCCACAGATATTCCATGTGCTGGTGCATCGTCTATCGCCATGTCTGGTGAAAGTTGTAATAATGCTGAATATGGATTTGATCCTGTTAATCCTGTTACACTAACAAGTTTGAAAACAGTATTTGGTTTATGAGCAAATACTACGTTTGCACCTGGTTGTGGAATAGCTTCCATTCCTTCAACTTTTACATATTTTCCTGATTGTTTAGCATCTCTGTATCCTGCTCCGTATTTAATTTTACCGTTGGATACATAAGCAGTTCCATTTTTGTAAACTGCTGGGAATAACAAATCGTTATCCAAATATAATTGTAACGTGTTTGCATCAACTACTTTTACAAAGTATGAGTTTGCATTAAGTTGAGTTGTACCAACTATTTCACTAATTGTAATTTTTGTTCTTTCTAAAATATTGTGACTAGCAACTGTAATATTTACAATTCCTTCTCCACCATTAGTTGGCATACTTGCTAATCCATTAGCAATAGTTTCTGTAACTAAATCAATTAATTCTCCAACTTTAGTTTGAGCTCCTGCTTCACCGTTGTTACTATTTGTAGTTTGTGAAGTAACTGACTGTAAAGAACTGTATGAAGCATTATCTAAAATGTAATCTAATAATATAGTTTTCATTTGTATGAAACTTGCAATTCTTTGTTGCTGTGCATTTGGTAATTGTGTTTGTGTTCCAATCCAATATGCTCTTGCCGCCGCAGATGTATCTTTTGTTCCTCCGAACTTGACATCATTTGCAAGTGCGTCAATTAAAGTTCCTGTGTCAGTTTCCCATTGAGCTTTATCATAAATGAATCCACTCCATAATGTGCCACCTGTGTTTGAAACTTGTTGATCAATCCAAGCAATAACTTCATCTTTAACATATTCTTTGTTAGCTGTTAACAATGTGTTTGCGTATGGATTTGTGCTGAATGAAACTCCAGTAATATTTTTCTCTTGTCCTGCATCATCAATAGTTGCAGTTAAAGTTGTAAATCCAGTTCCTCTTGAAGTAAATGCCGGTTGAGCAAGTACACCGTCTCCAATGAATACTTCTAATGGAGCATCTGCTGTATTATTAGGATCAGTAAATGTTACTGTTGGTGGTGATGTGTAAGAAGCACCTGGGTGTATAATTCTTACTTCACTAATTTTACCGTCTGCAACTTTGGCTCTTGCCAATGCTTGAGCAGTTGCAGTTGATCCATCATTACCCGGAGCACTAATGTTTACTCTTGGTTCAACACTATAAACTGTTGTGTTGTCTAAAGCGGCTTCAATTGCTCTACCACTTACAATTTGATCCCAACCATCACTGCCGTCTGAATATTTTTTAATTGTAGCAATTTTTGTACCTGCGTTATATGTGTTTATGTAACCATACTGTCCAGCACCTTTACCACCTGTTAGGAATACTGCCATTCCAACATACGCCGCACTTAAGGCTGTGTCAGTGTTGGATAATGTAATTTGTGTATTTGTTCCTGCCTGAGGTGTGTTTGTTGCAAATTTATAATCAGCACCACCAAATGTGCTTGAATCTCCTGTCATTCTAATTTCCATAACACCGCCAGTTACTGTTACAGGCGTTAAACCTGTTACGCCATAACCGTCACCACTTAAAGTAATAGTTGTTGTGGATACATTATAATCTCTTCCCGCATTTGCATATTCTAGTGCAATAATATTATTGTTGTCTGTTATTGTTCCTGTAACAATAGCATCAAATGATCTGTTATCAACGTATGCTTTGATTGGAGTTTCAGTTAGGTCAACACCTTCTGCAACTGTACCAAAGTCACCATATGATGAGTTACCGTTTGTTGCTCTAATTTTTCCACCGTTC